CGAGGTTGGAGACAAGACCGTCGAGCAGAGAGTTGACCATCTGCGCGCCTGCGTTAAGCAGTGACGGCGTTTGCTCTAAAATCGCATTGATAATATTCTGCACGACCGGAGCGGCGTTTCTAACGACCGCCTTAACCGAGTTTAAGAGATTCATAATCATCGGTTCGAGGTCGGCTTCGCTGTTGCCGAGGTTTTCCTTGAGCGTCTGCATTGCCGCCTTCGTCATGCCGATAGATCCGGTCAGTGTGCTTTCCGCTTCACGCGCAAAATTGCCTGCATACTGCTCCGTTTTTTCAAAAAACATCTGCATCGCAAGCTCGGCTTTTTCAGCGTTCGATGCTTTGTTCCAGACAAAGTTGATGCCCTTGCCGGCAGCATATGCCTGCAAGGTCGTCGCGTTCATAGCCACGCCGAGGTTGTCCATCATCGTGAAGTTGCCTTTTGCAGCTCCGGCGATAGATTCAAGTGCCTGCGATGTATCAATGCCCATGACGGACGCGACATCGGTCGCGCGCTGCATAGCCTTTGTGGTCAGCTCAAGGCTGCGCTCCTGCGACAAGCCGGAGCCTTGAAACAGCGAACCCATTTTGTTCGCTGTCGCGAGGTATTCGCTCTGAGCAACGCCCATGTTCTTATAGGCACTTTTACTCTTTTCAACGACCGCATCGGCATAGCTGCCAAAAACAGCCGCCGAGCCGCCGAGGTTCTGCTCGAGCTCGCCGAAGCCTGCGACTGATTCCTTGACAAAATCAAAAACCCCTTTAGCGATACTCTTACAGGCCGAGGCAACACTTTTCAAGCCATTGACAATAATGTCACTTATGACATGAGCCTTGATAAGGTCGCCGAACTTAATGCTTTTCTTTCCGGCTTCCTCGAGGCTGTCTCCAGCTTCGGAAGCGCCTTTTCGGAAATAGGTAAAACGCTCCTTTGCATCGTTCAGCTTGTTTTTCAGCTTATCAAAAACATTGATTTTTTCCTTGAAAGTTTCAAGCTTGTCATGCACGTTTTTCAGCGACGCACCGAACTTCTCAATCGCAGTCTCAGGCTTCTTTTCCTTGACCTTTTCAAGCTCTTCTTTCGTCTCATTCAGCTTGGCGTTCGTTTTGGCAAGCTCGGCTTCGGCGTTGTTAAGCTTCAGAGTCCAGCTTCTCACCTGCTCCGAGCTGTCGCCGAACTTTTCGCTTGCTTTTTGCAAGGCGGTTTTGATAAGCTCGATTTTTTCCTGCTGCTTTTCCGCAGACTCGGACAGCGTTTTTCCCTGCGCCGTCCACAGCGCCATTTGGTCTTTGTTCTCGAGAAAAACGGCGCTGTTTTTTTTCATGTTGCTATTCAGTATCGACAGGCTGTCATCTATTTTTAATACAGCTTCCTTAAAATTGGTCTCATCCGCGCTGTCAAGGGTTTCTCTCATCTCATTAAGCGACGCGCTTGTTTTAGCCAAATCACCCTGTGCATAGTTGAGGTCTGTTCTCCATTTTCTGACGGCATCGGAATTTTCTCCATACTGCTTCGTTGCATCTTCAAGAGCTTTTTGAATAATGGCGACCTTATTTCGCTGTTCGTCCATCGTTCGACTCAAGGTCGAATATTGAGAAGTGCAATAGCCAAGCTGATCTTTGTTCAGTGCAAATTCCTGTGTGTTTTTTTTGGCTTCAGAACGCAAAAGCCGCATGGTGTTGTTTATGTTTTTAATTGCCTTATTAAAATCGGCTTCGCCGTCGCATACAATCTTCGAGCCTATGCGGAAGTTTTTACTACTCATCATCCACCTCCCCCTTTTTGACTAATCCATGCCATATGCAATAATTTTCAAACAGGCTTGTGACTTGCCGCAAGGTCAGCCGCCAAGCCTGCGCAAAAGGAAAGCCGAGTAATGCCGTCGCTCTGAAAATCCAGAGGTCAACATCGACTATTACTCGGCTTGGCTGTTTTTTGTTTCTTCGAGTCCTGCCGCTTCTGCCACGGCATCGACGGCGGCGTTCAGCTCATCGTCCTCCGGCAGCTCCTCGGCGGTCGGAAGCGACACGCCTAAGGTCTGCATCAGCACGTCGGTGTACTCGCTGATGTTTCCTATGTCGATTTTTCTGCCGATATAGCTCTCGGTGACATGCTCAAGCTTGACATCGTGGTCGTCGTTGTAGGCATCGACCGCGTCGTTGATAAGCACGGCAAGGATCCACTTAAGTTGTTTGACCTCACTCGACGCTCCAAAGACATTCTCAAGCTCGCCATACCTCTCCTGCAGCTGTTCGATACAGTTCAGTGTCAGAGCGACATTATATGTCTTTCCGCCGATAGTCAGCGGAACCCGTCTTTCTTTTGTTTCGCAAATAATAGCGTTCATAAATAGACGCGCGGGCGAGTTTCCCCGCCCGCTCCTCCTTTTTGGTTTATGTGTCGGAGACCGTGATTCCGAACTTGGTCTTAAGTGCGGCGATCGCCTCGGCGGCGGTGGTGTAATAGGTCTTGGTGCGCCATGCCCCGGACTTGTCCGCTATTGCCTTGCCCTCGAGCGACGAGGTATTAAAGGTGATGTTGTCGCCTTTGGTGGTGTGTGTCTCGCTCGGAAGCGAGAATTTGACCTTGTGGACAACATAAGTCAGATACTTTCTCACGCCGTCCACGACCTCGACGGAAACAAAGCCGTAGCCGCCGTTTACCGGCGCATCGCTCGCCTTTGAGGTCAGCACGGTCGGCTTCGGCGTGCCCGTGCCGGTGCCCTCGGTCTTCGTCTCGCCGAACATACTCACAAAAACCTCAACCGGAATAGTTGACGTTTCAAGAGTGATGTCGGCATCTTTAAATTCTGTTTCATACTCCGCCAGCGCGTCGTCGGCATAGAGAGAGCCTTCGACCTTGTTCGGTTTGACTTCGGTCTTGACCATCTTGCCGACAAAAGCACCGTTTTCGTAGGTTATCGCCGAGTCAGTCTCTGACTTTATCGGCGCAAAAACAGGCAGAGATGCTTTAAACTGGGCCATTTTTTAATCGTCCTCCTCATCATTGACTACGCCCTCAATCTCGGCATCAACCGCGATTTGGACATAGTTCTTTTCTTCATCGTACAACTCCGCAGTCGACGTGACCGTAAAGCCCGCCGCGCGGAGCCGTTTTCTGATTTGCTTTTTGTATTTCTGCGGATTGTTCCGCGTCCACAGCGACACGCGCACATATGTGCCGTCATATATCGGCTCATCGTCCGCCCAAAACTCCGGCCGCTCGTCGAGATAGGAAAAAGTGATATATTCCTCGTCGTCACCGGAATAAAAATTCGGATATATTTTCATTCCCATGTCGCCGAGTGCGGACATTATCAGCTGATTCACATTCATCCTTCAACCCCCGATTCACGCCGAAACACTTCCGCCATTGCCGACTCGCATTCCGCGCGGCAGTCATTCACTGCCTTGGTCAGCAGCGGTGTCGGTGCTTGGTTCTTTGTACCGTATTCCAAGTGCGCCAAAATTTCCATGTTTCGCACCGGAGTTTTGCGCTTCTTTATCTTGCCGTGCTTGTCGATGTATTTTTTTGACATCCCGGTCGGTCTGACTGTCGCGAGATATGTTCCGTTCTTGGCTTTCTTCGCGCGTGTGCGCTTGACGCTGTTGACCATCGTGCCAGTTCGCCGATGTCCGGCAAGTGCCGATTTTATGTTTTTCTCTAAAATCGGAGTTGCCGCGTCAATCATCTGCGGAGCGTATTTCTCAACTTCCGCCAGCTTACCGAGACTTCGCAAAAAAGCCGGATCTATTTCAAAATCAAACTTTCCCATTCAGTCCACCTTCATGTCGGAGCAGTGCAGTTCCGTCAGACCGTCGAGACGGTCATAGACGCGCGTTATCTGCAGCTTTGTTTCGCCGTCGTAGACAAACTTACTGCGGCGGTCAAAAGACCGCGAGCGCACGACATAGACCCGCTCGACTTTCATGCCGGCTTGCGCCGCCTCGTAAAACTCGCTTGACTTTGACGACTCTGCATGCGCCCACAGCGGCAGGCGCCGCTCGGTATTTTTTTCATAACCGTCGGCGTCCTGCCCGCTCTTGTCGATATAGGCGACCTCAATTCTGTTTTTCAGATACATCGGCTCCTGCCTCCGTTCTCAGCTGCAGTGCAAAGCTGTTAAAAAGCTTCTCGGTGTTCGCCGACACCGTGCGGTTTAGCTCGCCGCCGTCGTACATATCACGCACGGCGACGAGCACAAGAAACTGTGCGCGCGGATCGTTAAGGTCACAGTCGCTGCCGACGGCAGCCGAGAGAAATTTCTCGGCCGCGTCGATAAAGCCTTTTATCATTGCATTGTCGACATCGTCATCGACACGCAGGAAGCGTTTAGCCTCCGTCAGTGATACGGCCATTGTTTACACCGCCTCAGCCGTTCTGCTTGCCGGACTGCAGGACAGCAATCTTCTGATTGTTCTCGACCTTGGAGTCTGCTTCGAGCCAACCGACAACGCCCTTAGCGTTCTTGTCGGCATACTTCTCGTTAAGCACCTGCAGCTCAAGCTGCTTCGCGATTTTCAGCGCCATGCCCGAGAAATCGCCGTAGAGGACGGGGAAGCCCTCCTGCTTGGTTGCCTCGTCCATCGCGTCGGAGATATAGACCGGAGAGCCGAGAATCTTCCAGCCGAATCCGGTCTCGATATCCTTCATCAGATACTCGTTCTGCGAGTTTTTGGTCTTGCGGAGCGCGGTAAAGGTCTTGTTGCTCATAATCCACATCGCATTGGACTGGTAGATCTGCGGTATCATCGCCTGCATCTCTATCAGGACATCGAAGGTGATACCCGCGAGCGTATAGGTGGTCAGGGTCATCTTATTGGTGGACGAGACCGCGCCGGTCATCTTGCCGCTCGTGCCGTGGATAAGCTCGCGCTCGAGCTTGACGCGGAAAGCCTCGGTCATAAGCTCCTCAACCTTTGCGACAATGTTAATGTCGGTGTTGTTGATAAGCTTGTTGGAAATGACGGTAAGCGCGCCGAGGACATAGCCGGAAAGGTCTACGCTCGTAAACTTGCCCTGACCTGCGGTCAGTGCGGTGAACTCGTCACCCTGATAGGCGGCGGCGATATCACCGGTCGGCGAATCGGCAGAGGCGTCGGTACCGTAAACAGGTATGGACAGAGCGCCCTTAGTGTAGTACTTTGTGGCCTTTTCAATAATCGGCGATACGTTGACTATATCGGTAATTATCTTGCTCGCGATGGTTTTCGGGATAATCGCGCCGTTCGAGCCCTGCGACATTCCCGCCGAGGCCGCCTTTCTCAGATATTCGACAAAGCTCTTCTCTTCGCTGAGATCTGCACCGCCGTTGTCGTCGTGCTCCTCGGGGTCGAGCTCGTCCTGCTCCGCCTCAAAAAGGCGCTTCTCGGTCTCATACTCGCCCTTGAGGTTGTCGACCTCGTCGAGGCAAGCCTTGACAAGGTCAACCTCGCCCGCCTCATTGTGCTGCCTTGCCTCTTCGGTCTTGGACTTGATTTTGGCAAGCAGATCTCTCATTTTCTTATTCATCGTTTGATTCCTCCATGTAGATAAAATTTTCACGGATGCGTATGGCATCCGTGTAGTCTGTGGACTTTTCTTTTTCTTCGGGCGGTTCCTCGCCCTCGAACTCTTTGGTCACGCCCGCCGCGCGCTGTGCGGGAACCGCGACAAAAGAAACCTCATAAGCGTCGACCGCGCCGACAAGCTTATAAAAGCAAAGCGCGCCGTCGTACCGTTTACCGCGATAGTGCTCGCACCGTCTGGCGTCGCCGCCGCAGATAGAGCACTGCGCAGACTTGACGCTGCACCCGACGCTGCACTCCTTTTTGATGCCGCCCTCGATTTCGGCGATGAGCTGCCCGCTCGTTGCCTTAATGCAATAGCAGTGTAAGACGAGCTGTTTATACTCTTCGCCGGTCTTGGTGGTCTCGCCGGGACTGGTGATAACCTCCGCGTCAAAAATTCGTGCGCACTGATTTGTGCTCTGCGGATTGTGGTCGCTTATGACGGTCTTGCCTTTGTACAGCTCGGCAAGCTGCCCAAGCGTCTCGCCGGAAAATGCCTCATAGTCGCGGTCAATCTCGTTGTCGCAAGCGACCATCTTAAAGGCAAAAACCTCTTCGGCGGTCAGCTCTTTCAGCGTGCAGGCGTTGATTTTCGCCATTTTGTCATCGTCAAGGTCAAGGCTCTTGACAATGGCGCATTTGTCAATCTTCATCTTTTTCACCTCCTTTGGCGTACTGAATTCCGGCTTGCGTCAGCGGCAGCATGGATCCGTTACAAATCAGCTGGTCGCCGCCAGGACGCTCGCCTTTATCCAAATAGGCACGCGCCTCATTTGGTGTGTAAATGGCGTTTTGTACTGCGGTCGCCATCGCTTCGAGCTGCGTCTTAAAGTCGGCGCGAAGAATAACGGCCGCGTTGAATTTTGCAAAATACCCGCTCGCGATATCCTCGTCGCTCAAAAGCTTGTATGTGACCTCGTCCTCGTACTGCTTCAATATGTACAAAAGCGTATCAATGTAAAAAGCAAGCTGCTGCTGCTCGGCGGCGGCGTAGCTTGCTTTTTCATAGTCGTTAATCTGATTCGGTTTGATTCCAAAGGCGGCGGCAATTTGCAGCGCCGAGTATTTTTTCAATTCGATAAACTGATTGTCGGCGAGCTTCATGTTCAGCGGCTGGATTGTCGAGCCTGCCGGAATCGGCACGAGGTTTTTGACCGTGTCGACCTTTCCGGTGATATACTCTTCAACCTTCCTGGTATATCGCTTCTCAAGCTCGTCATTCAGATTGCCGGTATACTGCAGGACGGCTTTCGCGGTAAAGCCGTTCTTGTACATCTCATTCAACATCTTTTGTCCGCGCA